ATATTGAAGTAATTGAACAGGCCGCCGATTTAAAAGCAGACCAGGCACAGTAAGTTATCTTATGGCTGAAGTGTTAGTAACTTGCCATTACTGGCCTAGCCATATCGAGTTTGGTATAAACGATTTGTATACCGTCGTAGAAATTTTAAACAAACAAAATAAAACTTATGTCTAACCCAAAACTAGTTTTACAAGTTGAAGGCATAAAAGAAACTTTGGCTGAACTGAACAAATACGACAAGGTTTATAGACGGCAAGTAACTAAAGATATTAAAGGCGCTGGCGCGCCAATTATCACTACAGCCCGCCAACTAATAGGCGACGTCCCGCCTTTATCCGGTATGGTGCGCGGCAAACTTATTAAAGGCCGCGAGGTTTATTGGACTAACAAAACGGCTAAAGCTGGCCTAAAAATTAAGGTAGGTAGACGGGCCAGCAAAGGCGGCACGGTTCAATTTAAAGACAAATTCGACGCAGAAAATAACCCGCGTGAAAGCCATAGCGTAACTTTTAAAGCTAGGCCCTATCAGTTAATGGTCGCCCAGCAAACGGACGCGGCAGGCGCAATATATGACCACGCAGGCATTAAAACAAAAAATACTAATTTCGTTAATAATTTAAATGTCGAAGTCGGTTACCAGCCACGCGCTATAGACCCAGCAGTAGAACAGCATAGGGACACGGTGCAATATGCGGTTAAACAAATTGTCGACGAAGTAGCCAAAACACTAAATAAAAAGTTGAAGGTTCGCTATGGCAATTAACATACCGATTACTTCGACTTTTGACGACACGGGGTTAAACAAAGCGCAGCAGGCGTTAAAAGGTATTGGCGGGCCAGCTGGCAAATTAGGCAATATTCTTAAAGCTTCGGTAGTGCCAGGCCTTATAGCGGCTGCTGGTTCGGTGCTTGTTTTCACTAAGGGCCTAATGCCAGCTATTCAAGCGGCCAGCGATTTACAAGAAAACACAAGCAAAATAAGCGTAATTTTTGGGGACGCTGGCAAAGCTGTAACCGATTTTGCTAAAACTGCTGCGCGTGAAATCGGGCAAAGTCAAAACCAGGTTTTAGCGGCTGCTGGCACGTTCGGCACGTTTGGTAAAGCTGCAGGTTTAGCAGGCGACCAGTTAGCGACGTTTACGACTGATTTTATTTCTTTGTCTGCTGACTTAGCCAGTTTCAATAACACTACGCCAGACGAAGCCATTAACGCTATTGGCGCTGCGTTACGCGGTGAAGCTGAACCGTTAAGGCGTTTTGGGGTTTTGTTAAACGACGCAACGTTAAAAGCCGCTGCCATGGAATTGGGCATATATAGCGGTAGCGGTGCATTGACAGCGCAACAAAAAATTTTAGCGGCACAAAAAGTAATCTATGAACAAACAGGCGACGCGCAAGGCGATTTCGCGCGAACTTCAGACGGTCTAGCAAACCAGCAACGTATTTTAAGCGCACAATTTGAGAACGTAAAAACAAAAATTGGCGAATTGCTGTTACCCGTTTTTTCTACATTAGTAAAATTTTTAAACGACGAAGTATTGCCAGCAGTCGACAGGGTTATAACAGCCTTTGGCGAACAGGGTTTAGGCAAAGGCCTGCAACAAGCTGTAGCTGAAACTGGTAGCGCTGGCGAAGGTTTAGTAAAAGCGTTTAAATTTATTGCTGTCAACGCGGCACGTATGGCAAACGTTGTATATAAAGCCGTCCAGGTACTTATAGCCCAATTTCAGTTCGTTACAGGTAACCCGCTAGACGCCATTAAAACAATGGCTAAAGCCTTTGACACGTTTATAGATATTGGCGCAATAGAAAAAAGCTTCGACAGTTTCGCCTATAAAGTAAGCGTTTTACAAGGCGCAGTTTTAAGCCAGAACCAAACAATTTTAGACGCCGAAAATCGTTTAGATAGTTTTGGCAACGTAATTAAAAAAGTTACAACTGATTTAGACGGTTTAGCAAGCGACGAAAACAAAAAAGGTAGCGGCAAAGGCGCGGTAAATAAAGTAACTGAAGCCGTTAAAAACGCTGCAACTGCACTTAATAAAGAAATGGGCGAAGCGTTAGACGCAGCCAAAGACAGACTTAAAAAAGCCCAAGACGCTTTTAATGATTTTGCTACTTCAGTTAGCGATGTCGTTAAAGGTGCTTTAGATTTTGGCGCAGCCTTCGAGGAAGGCGGCGAGGACGCAGGTTTAACGTTTTTTAGTGCGCTACAAAAACAAGCCGATAAAGCTAAAGAGTTTGCCGATTTAGTAGAACAGTTGTTAGCTACGGGCCTATCGCAAGAAGCGCTACAGCAGGTAATCGACGCGGGCATAGATAGCGGCGCAGCTATCGCCAAAGAACTTTTAAAGTCTGGTGAAAACGTTTTACGGGCTAACAAACTTGTAGAGGAAACAAACAAAATAGCTGAACAAATAGGCATTTTGTCGGCTAACAAATTTTACGCCGCTGGCGTATCCAACGCCCAACAATATTTAGCGGGCGTTGAAGCGGCTATGGCCATAGCGCAAGCCAAGCTAGGTAAAAAAGGTATAAACCTTGCTGACGTTAAAGGTATTAGCAGCGAATTTACTAACGCAATTAGCACGACGCCGACAATGACAGCGCCTACTATGCCTAGCGTTATACCAGTTGGCGCACCAACAGACAAAGGCCAGCCGTTAGGCAACGTGACCATAAACGTAAATAGCCAGCTGGCTACTAAAGGCGAAGTAGGCGAAGCTATTAACGACGCTTTGCGGGCCTATAACCGTCTTAGCGGCCCGTTGCAGTTGCAGATAGCGTAATGGCTGGCGTAGCGGTAGTCGGTTCGGGTAATTACGAACTGTTCATAGACACGGGTTTTATTCAAGACGGGTTTACACTCGATGACGCTACAGCTGGCGTTTTAGATAATACGCAATACGTTTTGGACGGTACTACTAACTTTGCTGCTGTTTTAGACGGTTGCGTAAACGTGCGGGTAAAGCGTGGCCGTGAGGACGTAGGCGACCAGTTTGGCGCTGGCACTATGTCATTTACTCTCAGCGATACCAGCGGCATATTTAACCCGTTCGATGAGAACAGCCCATATTTTGACCCGTCTACAGCGCAACCGGGTTTAGCGCCTATGCGTAAAGTTGAATTAGTGCGCTACGACAGCACCAACACAGCCGAATACCTTTTTAAAGGCTACATAGTTAACTACGATTATTCATTTAATTTAGGCGGTATAGATACAGTTACCGTTTTTTGCGCTGACGATTTCTATTTGTTAAGCCAAACATTTTTAAACGAATACAACGTGGACGAGGAACTGTCTAACGTACGTTTAGAAAACGTTTTAGATTTACCGGAAGTCAACTTCCCAGCAGCAGCTAGGGACATTTCGACAGGGGTAGCGACTTTAGGCGGGGCGTCCGCTTTTACGGTAGCGCAGGGGACTAACGCGCTTTCGTATTGCAGCCAAATAAACGACGCTGAACAGGGCCGCCTATTTATGTCGCGCGACGGCGTTTTAACATTTCAGCCGCGCATAGGTAATACGCTTAGCGCGTCGGTAGCTGACTTTCACGACGACGGCACAAACATTAAATACAACGCTTTAGGTATAACGTTTGAAAGTGACCAGGTAATAAATAGGGCTGTAGTACAAATTTTAGGTAGCAACAGCCCGCAAACAGCAGAGGACTTAGCAAGCCAAGCCAAATATTTTATACAAACTACAAGCATTACTAACAGCCTTTTACACAATGACACGGCAGCCGCTGACCTAGCTGACTATCTGTTAGAAGGCGAACCAGAAGCCCGCTATACGTCTGTTGGCACGTCGTTTAATATGTTGACTACAGCCCAAAAAGACACGTTAGCGACAGTCGACATAGGCCAAACAATAACCATAGAAAAGACTTTTACCAGCGGGGTAGGAACTACTGAATTAGCGCAAGAATTAAGCGTAGAAGGTATTGAACACGTTTTAGACCTAAGTTCAGGCCACAAAGTTTTATATTTTACTGCGCCTACAACTATTGTTTACGAACTGATTTTAGACGACGCTATTTACGGGATACTAGACGCGTTAAACGTCTTAGGGTAGTCTGAAAGGTACTTATGGCAATTCAAGATTTTACAGCAGGTCAAGTTTTAACGGCCGCGCAAATGGACAGTTTGCAGGCAAACGATTACAACTGGACAGTTAGCACAAAGACCGCTAGTTATGTTTTGGTTGCAGCCGATAAAGGTACTCGAGTTGTGATGAACAGCGCAAGCGCTACGACTATTACGGTAAATACAAGTTTGTTTAGTGCAGGCGACACTTTGTTTATTCAAAACATTGGTGCGGGTACTTGCACAATTACGGCAGGCACAGCAACAGTAACGACCGCAGGGTCATTAGCGTTAAGCACGTGGGCAGGTGGCACTTTATATTTTACTAGTGCTAGTGCAGCAATTTTTTTTAGCGGTTCTGGTTCTGCAAAATATAAATATCACGTATTCACGTCGTCAGGTACTTTGACCGTTACAACCGGCGGCACAATGGATTTGCTAGCGGTAGGCGGCGGCGGTGGCGGCGGCGGTAATCGCGGCGGCGGCGGCGGTGGCGGCGAAATAGACGTTTCATATTGGCAAGGCGTATCAGTAACAACAAACCAAACAATTACTATCGGCGCTGCCGGCGTAGGTTCGACAGCAATACCAATTGCCAACGGCACATCAGGCGGCAACACAACGATAGGCAGTTTGCTTACGGCAACGGGCGGTGGCGGTGGTAGCGGTG